CCTTTTATTTTCATATCAAGTATACAAGGAAAAACTTTTTGTTCTAACTCAACAATTGATTGTAGATCTTGGTGTTCTATTTCTTTTTTAAGTTCTTGCCATAAAGCTAAAGTTACTTCTGCATCTCTTTCAGCATACTCACCTACATACATAGCAGGAAGTTTATACATCTCTGCTTTAGGATCAACACCCCAATCTTTTGCTGCTTCTTGTAATGCAGATTCATTCTTACCCATACCTGTGTAAAATTGTGCTACAGAGTTTAAGTCATATCTAAACCTGTTTTCATCAATTAAAGAAGTCATGATCATTGTATCAACAACTGTTCCATGAACCGTGAGCCCTAGTCTGTGAATCCAACACATATCATAAACAGCGTTGTGAAATATTTTATCTGCACTTGTTTTAAGAACATCTGCAAACCAACCGAGAACTTTTTTTCTTTCCATGTTAGGTCCTGACTCATGAGCTATAGGATAATAACCTGCCCAATCTTTAACAGCAATTGCAATACCTACCACGTCACCTTGTCCTCTCATCGATGAAGACCCTTTTGTTTTTAAATCAGGGTCTTTAGTTTCTAAGTCAATGGCTATCTCATTATACTTTGATAAGTCTGGAAAATCATCTGGTGGAAACCATTCCGTCTGCGGTTTAAATAAAGGTGCTTGCATTTTATTCCTTTTCCTCAAAGACATGTTTGTCTTCTATTAGTTTGTTTAATTTATCTTTATTGCTAAATGCATATAAAGCAGCGTGATGATCTTTGGGATATATTTCCCATGAAACTAATCTTGGGTATATTTCTAAATCAAATTTATATTTACCTTCAACTTCAATTGTTTTTTTAATAATAGATTTACTAGGCATTATTTTTTCCTTTTATATCTTTCAATTTTTTTATTTCTAAATCACAATAGTGTTTAATCTTCTCCAGGTCTTCTACACCATTTTTGTGTAAATATCTACAGACATATTTTATAACGTTGCCTTGGAAAAATGATAAATCATTTTTTGAAATAAATTCGTAGGGTTGAATGTGAAACAATTTGTAGTGAGATCCACCAATTTGTTTGTCTTGTGGAAACGCTTCCTCTAACATTTTTTTATCCGTCATATTTTTCTCCTAAGTAAGTTTGTAATAATGGGAAAGGGTTTTTGTATTGTCCAGGAAATTCAAACAAGTACAATTCTTTTTTAGCTCTAGTAACGCCCACATAACAGGCTCTTACTTCTTCATCTTCAACTTGTTGATTACCTTTTTTGTACGCATTTAATGAAAAACCCCACTCAACGGCCAAGACTACTTTGTTAGCTTCTTTTCCTTTTACTCCATGTATAGTTGATAGTGTGATTTCTGTCGTTAAATTTTTATTTTTTTCCCAACAACCTTTTAAATAATCGTTGAAGTCTTCTCTATCTTTAAATATAGCTTTAGGTTTTTTAGCTGATTGAACTCTTGTAGTATCAAAATAAAAAATTTCATACCACATTTTTTCTAAAGGAGCATTAAGATAAAATTTATTTTTTAATTCTTCATATGAAAACATTTTGTCTGCTTCATATAATTCTATTGGCGCTGTATCTTTTTTAGATAAAGCAGTTTTTTTTCTTTCAGAGATAAATTCTACATTCATTTGTTTAACCATTTTTATATAGCTTGTACCTTTAATTGGATGTCCTTCTTGTAAAGTATGCCAAAACTCTATAACTTCTTTACAACCTTCAGGAAAAGAACTTTTAAACTTACCTCTATCGTCTATGCTTTGTGATTTTTCTAACCATATTAAATTGTTTTGTTTTAAAAAATCGGCATAAGGTCTGAGAAGATTGTTAGCTCTTGCACAAAAAATAATCTCTGAGTCTTTGTTTAAACCTTCTATTTCATCTAAACCATTTATATAAGAAATATGTCCTTCATCTTTATTTTCTGGGTTTATTCTTTTTTGACAAGTAAATTCATTACCTAACCTATTATTTATTTCATCCCTTATACTTAAAGCAAAATCATATATCTTCCCTGGAAGCCTATAAGATGTCTCTAAACGTGTAACGTTTTCTTTTTTACAAGGCCATTTTTGAAATAAACGAACGTCTGACCCTTTCCACCCATATATAGCTTGATCATCATCACCAACTAAAAATAACTCTTCAGTTTTTCGTGCTATTTTAGATATGACTTGCCATTCTAATTTTGAAAGATCTTGGACCTCATCAACTAATACTAACTTATAAGACGGAAATTCCACTGTAGGGTACAAAGCTTTTAACAACATATCATCAAAATCAATAACACCTGTTTGGCTTTTAAATTTTTTAAGATTAGTATAAAAATAAGTTAATTGCGCTGTGTGTACATTTTTATATTTGTCATTTTCACTTTCTCCAAAATAACTTAAAATTTTATCTAAATCATCTTTAAATTTTTTATTCCTGCAATAAGCACCATATATAGACCCGTAACTGTGGTGCGCTCTACTTATTACTTCATAATAAGTAGCCATTTTTTTATCTTCTTTTTCACTCCACCCTGCAGGCACATCATCTTCTCTGTCATACTTTTCATCATCTAGCATAACCCAAGTGTCAGGATCAGAAGCCATTCTTTTTTTAAAATCTTTTTTTACACTAGAATTTAAGATATCGTGTTTACCTATGTGATCAAAACAAAATTTATGTATTGTTTTAATTGATTCAGCTTGTTTTTCTGTGAGTAAACCTTTTTTAATAACCCTGGCCTGTAATTCTTGTGCTGTTGCTTTAGCAAAACCAATCAATAAAACTTGATCTAAGTTTATACCTCCTTTAATATAGTCAGCTAAGATTTCTAATATCTTAGTTGTTTTACCACAACCGGGACCACCTAATATTTTATACCTTTTCCTGTAAAATTTATCTAACATTAAAATGGACTTTCTTTTTCTTTGCTAACATACTCTGGAACTTCTTGTTTTACTTCAGGTTCATTGTCAAACTGCTCCTTGTGTAAAACATATACCCATCGTTTAACACCCTCTTTAATATGAAATTTATCTCTTGTGATACCAGGAATCTTTTTTAACATTTGGTGTGTAATGTCTGGGGTAATATTCCATTCATCAGCTTTTATATATTTAAAGAAGTCGCCAAAAGTAAATTTAATAGAAGACTCATCTTCAAAAGGTCTACCTAATAGTATTTTCTTTTTATCTTTAGTAACTCTAGTATTGAAACAAAAACTTTCTAAACTTGTTTTTAATCTAAACGTTGGTAAACTCTCTTCTGGTGCATCTATCTCTGTAGCTTTTTCTTGTAACGCCCTTAGCTGCATATCCCAGTTTTTTATTTTAGGTGGTGTCTTACCTGTTTGTTCTGTTGCTGCTTCTCTTGCTAAATCTTGTTTAACTAATTCTTTAGATGATAGACTTACTTCTTCTCCATTAAAACCAAGGTACCATATCTTAGGATTAGATGTTACGTAAGACAAGGGTCCTAATACCAATTCACTACTTAAAGATCCACTTATACCAAATTTTCTTTTTATACATTCTTCTTTATTGCAATAACTTTTTAACCAATCTTGATCACATCTGTACACATAATCTTTTTTTTCTCTAGAACCTATAACATTACTTACCTCATTAAAACCCATGCCTTTACCTTTAGGTTCAAAAAACTGTTTGTTATACTCTAAAGTTTTATCTTTCCAATCTTCAGGATATCTTTGTTTTACATATCTAGTCATGTCTAATAAAACTTCATTTCTTTGACTTTTAGGTACACCGAATTTTGCTAATGCTTGCATACAAGGAGGTCCATCTTGAAACCATTCTCCAGAATCCCCTTCGTCTATATTTGATTTTAATGCTTTAAGTTGTTTGGGAGTGACTGTATTTCTTTCGTAGTGTTCAAAAAACTCTTTTAGAGTAGCTCCGGAGCCATCCTCTTTTATCATATACCTTACTGTATCTTTGTGGTTGTGATATGGAAGATTGATCCAACTACCCGCTGAACCTTTTTCAAGGTTTAAATATTTTTGTACAGGAAATATTTTATCTGGTTTACAATCCCCAAATATATTTTTTATTGAATGTAATTTTTCCCTTAATAGAAGTGCAGGCACTTCTTCTGTTAAGAATATGTAAACGTGTATACCTCCACTTTTAGATTTAAAAGGTATCACTGGTACGTTTAAACTTTTTATTTTTTTATATAATTCTTTTACGTCAGGTTTGTATTCATCTAAATCTATTGCTCCCCATGTGCATTTACTGTCACTTGTAATAGGACAAAGACCTAAGCTATCTGCTTGTATAATTTTTGTTTTTGTTTTAACATTAAATTTATTTCCTTCTAAATGTGCTTTCCACATTTCTTCTGTATGTGCATAAGAAGATGTAAATGAAGTGCCAGATTTTTTACCATCCCCATTACTTTGATCAAGTACGTGGTAACCAAATCTTTCTTCCAAACCTTTGAATATCTTTCTAAATTTTTCTACCATAATAAATATACAATTAATTTAAGTGGGCGTATCCACTCTCGCTTCGACGCCCACTACCTAGGATTCGACTAGTAAGGAGAGTTAGTTTTCTCTTCTGTACCGTGTTTAGCTTGAACTTCACCTTTACCTACAGATTCAGCAAAAGTTTTTGCTGTTCCATAAAGACTTGCATCTTCTACAGGACCAACTTTAGATACATCCCAACCAAACCACGTTCCTTTGTCATTAGACATCTGAGTTGTGGATAGCTTGTAAATGTGGCTATAAGTTGGCGGTGTAAATAAACCATTCTTGCCTTGCATTTTAATGCCCATCATCATTGAATTCCATTTTCTACTAACTTTAAGTTGAGTAGATTTCATAGAAATTAAAGCTGTTGATGGATTGTCTTCTACCGTTAATACAAAATGACTAGCAGTATTATCAAGATAATTACCGTTTGGTAATCTATCTTTATAGTCTTTACCTCTCGTGGTTTGACTAACAATATCACTATCTGCATCGTGAATTGCAACCGGTGCACCTGTACTGGTACCTCTATCTTGCCATTCTATATATTGTCTTTTGTAAAAAACAGGTATGACATTTACTGTGTCATACAATGCATTAGTTACAGTATTTATTATTTTGCCAGGTTCTGCACCCTCGACATATTTACCATCACGCTTGTTTACTTCTGGTGATAGTTGTCCCAAAATTTTTAAAAAAGGTAACGCAAGATCTTCTTGCGATATATTTTGAGTACCTTGATTTGCATCAGCTTCAAATAGGTTTGCTGCTAATGCTCCTTCTTTTTTTTCTGCTACTTGGTTCATGTTTATTTGTTCCTTTTTATTGTTGTTTTATTCTCTGAGAATACCCCAAAGATTTCCGTTGGCATTTCTTTACCTGCCTCAATACGCTCACGGACTAGCGCTTTCAGAGTCATGGGTTCAACCTTCATCTTTTGTGTCGGTTGAAACCCTTGACCCTTCGCAAGTTCAGCATATGATGCTGCCTTGTTATCCTCGTTACGACCAAATGATACCAAGATCTCGTTCTTAATAATATCACCTAGTCCATTGTCCCGAAGCCAGTTAAACGCCGCTTCTTTATTTGCTTCTGTAATAGTAGCACGATACGACGTTGAAACTTTAAGATGTGATCCATCTGAAAGTTTTAATTCTGCTAAACCCATCTCGCTCATCATGGTTGGTATAACCTCACCAGATATACGTTGGTATTCTTTTTTTAAATCTTTAATGTTGTTCTCACTTGTTTCTATTCTTTTATGTAAGCCCTCCAACATTGATACTTGATCTGCAAGAGACTGAATATTTTCAGTTTTACTCATTGCATCTTGTTGATCTTTTTCAAAATCAATTGTCATCTATTTTTCCTTTCTCGTATAAATTTATTTCTATAGGATAGTATTTTCTTTCTTGTCTATCCCACTTAATTAATTTGTATTTACCATTTGTAATATCAGAAACAATAGAGCATGCAAC